GCAGCGTCGCATCAAACAGCTTGAGGCTGAGACCGCTGAACGTATTCAAAAGACGCTGGCGAACCCGCTGGCCGGAAAGGACTAAAGATGGAAGATAAATTACTGGATGCGCGCATTAAGGCGCTATGGCTTGCCGCCCGCACGATGGCCTTCGTCATCGTCGCGATCACCTGTGCCATGATTGTCGGGCTGTTCGTGTCGAACGAGATCATCGACAATAAGGACGTGTTCGGCTTGCTGTCGTACGTCATGACCTCGGTTGTCGGCGCTGTGGCTGGCTCTTACGCCACCCTGATGGGCATGAAGGGTGAGTTGGTTCCGCCGCCACCTGAAGACCGCGACGATCCTGAGCCAGAAGAGCCTGCGCCCGTGCCGCCTCTCGACCTGACACCTTCTATGGAAACAGAAGAGCCGAAAAAGTACGACGATCCGCAGGCCACTGTCTTTATCGACGAGCCTGAAGATGACGATGATGACGACATGGAGCCTTGGGAGAAGTATCGCGGTGACCTGCGTTACGATGCGAACGGCGACGGCGTTGTCGATGAACTTGACTTTCCAGATTGGCGGAGTGCTGGCAAATGAGCTTAACGAACCTTCAAAGTAAATGTGGATGCCATCCAGATGGCGCGTTTGGTCCGGGGACATTGAAATCGGCCTGCGACCACTTCAAGTTGAACAAGAACCGCGCCGCACACTTCTTTGCCCAGACGGCACATGAAAGCGGCAACTTCAAGGCGTTCAGCGAAAACCTAAACTATGGCGCGAAGGGTCTGCGCGGCATCTTCGGGAAGTACTTCCCGACTGACGCGCTGGCCAAGGCTTACGAGCGTCAGCCGCAGAAGATTGCCAACCGCGTTTATGCCAACCGCATGGGCAACGGTGACGAAGCGTCTGGCGACGGTTGGAAATACCGGGGACGCGGTCCGCTCCAGCTCACTGGCAAGAACAACTACCGCGCATTCGGCCGGTACATCGGGCGCGAGCAAGAGGTGTTGGACAACCCAGACCTCGTCGCTACCGAACTCGGCTTTGAAAGCGCCCTGTGGTTCTTCGACGCGAACAAGCTGTGGTCGATCTGTGACCAAGGCATCAACGACGCCGCAATCCTCGCACTGACGAAGCGCATCAACGGGGGCACACACGGCCTCGAAGACCGCAAAATGAAAACCAAGAAGTATGCTGCTTGGCTCTAAGGAGAACGACTATGGTTAACCTGAAGAAACTTATCCAGAAGGAAGCCGAGAAGGCGGTCCTCAAGAAAGCCGTCGGCAAAATCCTGCCGATGGACGGTGGGGCGAAGCCCGCCCTCGGCGGAAAAGCTAAGTTGGCTGGTGGTCTGGCTGTCCTTGGAACGATTATCGCCCTGCTTTCGCAGTACCTCGCCGGGTAAACAATATCTTCGACAGTCGCGGCGAAGGCTGTTAATATGCGTTAAATCTGATATAGGGGCACGTTATGGCCACTGCGATGACATTCACGACGTTGAAACAAGACGTGCAGCGCTATCTTGAGCGCGGCAACACGCTTGCGTCTGACCCCATCGTCTTCGAACAAATCCCTCGTTTGATCAACCTCGCCGAGCGCCGCATCGCCCGCGAGCTGAAGGTCGAGGGCTTCATTAACGTCGTGACCGGCACGCTCTCTGCGGGCCAGTCTGTCTACCCTAAGCCCGACCGCTGGCGCGACACGGTGTCGATCAACATCGGCACAGGCGCTGCATTTGACAACCGTAAAATCATATACGCCCGCGTGTACGAATACCTTCGGTCCTACTGGCCGAACGCCTTGGAGACGGACACACCCCTCTTCTACAGCGACTATGACTACAGCCACTGGTTGTTCGCGCCGACACCGGACGCAGAATACCCATTCGAAATCCTGTATTACGAACTGCCGCCCTTGCTCGACGAGAGCGTGCAGACGAACTGGATTACAGAATACGCCCCGCAGCTTCTGCTTTACGGCACGCTGGTTGAGGCAACGCCGTTCCTGAAGAACGACGAACGCATCCCAGTTTGGCAGAGCATGTATGACCGCGCGGCGGCAATGTTGAACGGCGAAGACCTCGCCAAAATCCTAGACCGATCCGCCGTGCGCAAGGAGGCGTAATAATGTCCACGTCATTCACTCAAGTCTTCGGCGGTACGACAATCTACCCCTCGGACGTATCGTATCTCGCCCTCGCGCTGACCGGCAACATCAGCCTTGAGTGGCCGCTTGAGGCCACCACAGGCAACAACGTCGTCGCCCGCATCATCGACATCACACCGACAGGCGCTTTTGCGATAACGCTACCCGACGCGATGTCGGTCGGCGTCGGCCAGACAATCCTGTTCAACAACCTCGGCCCCAGCACGGTCACCATCAAAAACGCTGCTGGCACCGTTATTCTGAGCATTGGCGCGGGTGAGCAATGGCAGGCGTACCTCATCAACAACACCACTGCTGGCGGTGTCTGGCGCACGTTCCGCTATGGCGCTGCCGTGGCACAGGCTCAGGCCGCCGCGCTGGCTGGCGCTGGTCTGATTGCGGACGGGTCGACACTCGCACAGAATTACGACGTCGCTGACTTTTCCATCACGCCGTACAATTCAACGACCGCTGACCGCGCTAAGGTCTTCGTCTGGACTGGCGGCCTCGGCACATTTAACTTGCCGACTGCTGTCTCCGCTGGCGATGGCTGGTTCGTGCAACTACGCAATGGCGGGCAGGGCGATCTGACTATCGACCCGTCTGGCTCCGAGTTTATCAACGCGTCCTCTACGCTGCGCTTGCAGCCGGGCGACAGCGCCGTGGTCGTAAGCGACGGCGTCCAGTGGTACACAATCGGCCTCGGCCAACAGGCGGTCTTCGCGTTTGACTACACAACCATCGCCGTCACTGGCGGCACGTACACGCTCGCTGGATCTGAACTGAACCGCATTGCGTACAAGTTCACTGGCACGCTGACGTCTAACGTCAACATCGTCGTGCCCGCAACGGTGCAGCAATACTGGGTAAACAACGCCACGACTGGCGCATTCACGCTCGGCGTCAAGACCGCCAGCGGCGCAGCTACTCTGGTCACTCAGGGGGCAACGGCCATCCTATATTGCGACGGCACGAACATCATCTCGGCCACCACCTCTGCGGCCTTCGCGGGCGTGTTGCCCGTAACACAAGGCGGAACGGGCGCGACTACTGAGGCGGGTGCCCGCACCAACCTCGGCGCAACGGGTATCGGCTCGGCGCTGTTTACCGCCGCAACGGCGGCGAGTGCTCGAGGCACCATATCCGCCGCAGCCTCTGGCGCTAACACCGACATCACAGCCCTCGACCAAGACGTAACCATTACGGCTACCGGCACGATAGCAGCCGACACACTCGGCTTCCGTGGTCTGCCGCAGAACGCTCAGACCGGCGCTTATACGCTGGCATTGTCTGATGCGGGCAAGCAGGTTTCCAACACGACCGGCGGTTGGGTTATTCCGGCTAACGGTTCGGTAGCCTTCCCCATCGGCACAGCCATCGCCCTATATAACAACAGCGGTAGCAACCAAACTATTTCCATTACGACAGACACACTGCGCCTTGCGGGTTCAGCGACAACAGGCTCGCGCACTCTCGCACAGTACGGCCTAGCAACATGCGTCAAAGTTGCTTCCACTACATGGGTAATCAGCGGCGCGGGTCTCAGCTAATGACTGGGATTATGTGCGCACTGGCTGGAAGTGGAGGTTCAATATATTTAGGGACCGCAACGGTAACCGTTGGGTTCGCGTCTGGCGGGAGCTTTACCAGCTACGGTAAGGGCGGCGGCGGCCAAGGTAGCATTGCCCCTACAACATGGGCAAATAGCGGCTTGACTGTCGATACACTTAAAGACGTTTATAACTCTGGCGTGCCAGCGTGGTTAGATTTCACGGTTGTTGGAAGCGCACCCAATTCTGGCTGGTCTACGCTGACTGTCGGGGGCGTTACAATAAACCGCATTGACGGCTCGTACACTAACAACGGGTCAACAACGACGTGGATATTTAACGGCGCGCCCGCTGTGTTCGGTACAACCGTTGGTGATACGAGGTCAATCGTATGGGCATAACAATCTTCTATCCGGCAAACGAAACTGAATGGTACGCCAAGGGCACGCTTGAAAGCGGCACATACTTTGAGGTGCCTGCTGTGTTTAACGCAGACGGCACTTGTGACACGGCCGCTACTGACGCTAAAGTGCAGCAGCTAATCTTTGCGTTGAGTGAAAAAAGCTAATGGCCGAAAACATCGTACAGATAATGTCAAAGCCCGGTATCAAGCGGGACGGCACGCGTCTCGAGGGCGATCAGTACGTTGACGGCCAGTGGGTTCGTTTCCAGCGCGGTCTGCCGCGTAAAATTGGCGGCTACCGCTCAATCAACAAGTTCCTTCGCGGCCTGCCGCGTGCGCTCACCGAGTACACGCAGGATTTACAGACATACGTCCACGCCGGATCGTCAGACCGGCTTGAGCGCTTCTTCATCGACGGCACGTACAACACAAGCGTCATCACCGACCGCACACCCTCGTCGGGCTTTGTAGTAGACGCTGGGAACCTTTGGCAATTCGCCACGGCGTACGACACGACGAACGGCAACCAGATTGTCGCGCAAGTCGCGCCGAACCTCGGTTGCATCTGCAACAGTGACGGCGGTGCACTCTTCGTCGGCGACCTCCTCGGCACGTCTGCGCTGACGCAAGTCACCGCGGTGCCTGCAAACTTCAGTGTCACCGGCGGCGTCGCGTCGCTTCCGCCATACACGTTCGCCTTCGGCAACGACGGCTACGCCGCGTGGTCTGTGCCCAACAAGCCGAACGACTTCACCGGCTCCGGTGCGGGCAACGCCTACATCACCGGACAGAAAATCGTCAAAGGCATGCCACTGCGCGGCGGTCCCGGCAACAGCCCCTCGGGCCTGTTCTGGTCGGCGGACAGCCTCATTCGTGGTACGTACGTCGGAGGCACGGCGGTGTTCCAATTCGACACAATCAGCACGCAGTCGTCAATCTTGGCAGCCAACAGCGTCATCGAGTACGACGGCATCTTCTACTGGATCGGCACCGACCGCTTCTTAATGTTCAACGGCGTCGTTCGTGAGGTCGAGAACAACCTGAACATCAACTTCTTCTTCGACAACCTGAACTACTCGCAGCGCCAGAAGGTGTTCGCGTACAAGGTTCCGCGCTTCGGCGAGATCTGGTGGTGCTTCCCGTTCGGCGACAGCATCGAGCCGAACCACGCCGTCATCTACAACGTGCGCGAGAACACGTGGTACGACACCGCACTGCCCAATGGTGGACGCGGCGCGGGCCTCTTCCCCGCCGTGTTCAGCAAGCCGCTCCTGTCCGGCGTCGAGCCGCAGGAGGCTCAAGCAGTTAGCGTTGCCATCAACGCGGCGGGAACTGGCTACGTCGTAGGCAACACCCTCGACGTTGTGGGTGGCCTCGGCCAGATTGACGCGGAGCTGACGGTGACCACCGTTAACGGCTCTGGCGGCATTACTGGCGTCACGATCAGCAACGCGGGCCAATACACTGAGATCCCGACCAACCCAGTCAGCGTGACCGGAGGCTCGGGCAGTGCGGCTACGTTCAACCTGACATTCGACAACCCGTACAAGTTCTGGGTTCACGAGGTCGGCACGGACGAGATCGACGGCCTGACGCTCAACCCTATACAGTCGTACTTCGAGACTGCCGACTTGTCGCTGCCCGTCACGGCGCAGAAAAACAAGGCCCTACAGGTGCTGATGCTCGAGCCTGACTTCGTGCAGAGCGGCGACATGACGGTGGCCGTACACGGCCGCGCAAACGCCCGCTCGCCTGAAGTTGAGACCGAGCCGATGATGTTCCCTGAGACGGCGCAGACGCCGCAGGAGCAGGTCGTCTTCTTCAAGACGCAGCGCCGCCAGTTGCGCTTCCGCTTTGAGAGCAACACCCTCGGTGGCGACTATCAGATGGGCTTGATCCTTGCGCACTTGCAAGAAGGCGATGGGACGACACTGGGATGATCGACCCTCGCGGCATGACTTGGCAAGACTGGGCCTGTTCGGTTATACTGTCGGTCAACGACGCGTGGTCATTCGGCACACCTCCCGCAGAGGCCGAGTGGCAAGGCTGGGCGATAGGGCTGTTGCGTGCCTCCCCATTTACGCAGCAAATTATTCCCGACCCATACCAGTTCTCGGATT